ATAAAATGGGACAATCTGTTTTAGTAAACCTGCCCGCAAGTAGCGTAACCATCGCTGACGTTGGCGGGTATCTTGACGCAACCACGGCGGAAGAAGCATTGCGTGAAATTTGTATCAAATTAGACGCTTTGCTTGCGCCGTCATTGCACCAGTACGCAATACTTCCGTCCTTCCCTAACACAAGTTCTTCTATGTATGAAGGAATGGCTGTGTACAGTTTGGCAGACAAGGATTTCGCTTGCTGTACAACCGTTGGCGAACATGAGGCAGACGCGCTCACGGTTGAAACAGGCGCAGTGACAGCTGCTGGCGATATTACGATTGAGTTGAACGGAACGGCGATAGTTGTTGCTGTCGAACTTGATGACACAGCAGAACAGGTCGCTTCCAAGATTAAGGCGGCCGTTGACGCCGCAATTGCAGCCGAAACGCTTGATAATTGGACGGTCAGCGTAGATGGCACAGATATTTTGTTCATTAAGGATGCTGTCGGTGTCTGCGTTGCCCCTACAGCCACAGACACGGACAGCACAGGCGTAACGTTTAGCGCGTTCGAAAGGCAGAACGAGGGCGTTGCCGCAGTATGGGCGTCGTTCATTTCGTAATGTGGCATGGCGAAAACAGTAGGAAAGCAATATCGAAGGCTGGTGAAAATTTGAATAGGGACGTTGGCAAGAGGTTTGAGCAAGACTTCGCCAAGAGTATGCCTGAGGGTGCCTATTACCATAGGCTGAAAGACCCTGCGACTTCTTTTGGCGGCGGTCAGTTTACGAGATTTGCACTGAGCAACCCGTGCGATTGTTTTGTGTACTTTTATCCTAACTTCTACGCGTTTGAGTTAAAGACCACGACTGCGCCACTAACATTTTGGCGCAAAGCAGACGATCTAAGTGTCGTGAAGCGCACTTATAACATCAGGAAGAATCAGATAGAAGGCTTGCTCAAGGTAGCAGAAACGCCCGGCGGGATTGCCGGGCTTGTTATTAATTTCAGGCCACAGAACGAAACATATTTTGTTGATATCAAGCGTTTTGTGGAGGTGACTGACCACATGGCAAAGAGGTCGGTAAACAGAACCGACATTTCATCTATAGGAATTCTAATCCCCCAGGAACTCATCAGGGTTCGTTGGAGATACGACATAGGGCATTTGTTTAATGCCATTGGAGATAGAGGGCGGTGAATCGTGATTGTCCGACAAGCATGAGATTGCAAAGGCGATAGCGGAAGCGATCATACAGGCGGCCAGATACGCCAACAGAGATGCAAACGAATACAGCGTACAAACTTTCAAGAACACAAAAATATCCGGGAATCAGATAAGGCAAGGGAGCATTCCCGGTTTCATGTTGAAGGACGGGTCGATACCGTCTATCAAGATTAAAGAACTGGATGCTGATATTGCCAGGATTGCGCTGGCGCAGATTCAAACGGCTGAGATTGAATATGCCCAAATTAAGAATGTAAACATTACAACCGCAGACATCAAGAACGCAAATATTGACTATGCGAGAGTCAAGGACTTGGATGCGGACTCCGCATACTTCAACACAGAGGTGTTCCAACTTGGTGTTGGCGGTGAACTCTATATTGGAAGGCTGAGGGTTCGCGCCGCCAATATCGACTTCCTGCAAGTCGGACAACTCGTGTTAGAGGATGATGACGGCAATCTGCACGCCATTGGCGTAGATGCTGATGGGAACATGACCACGAAGCCCTATGAGGTTCAGTATCAAAACATTTCTGATAATGCCAAGGGGCTGATGAGCGAATACACTATTTTCCGCGGGGCAACGCCCCCATCTACACCGTATGTTGGGCAACTATGGGTGAACACAACCACTGAAATTATATCGAGGTGTACCCAGACGCAGCCTACTGTTAAATGGGAGCCAGTTAAGGCGAGCGAACTCCACACCAGTTTTATTGAGGCTGTTGAAAAGGGGCTAAACATTCTCTCGACCGGTGAAATCAATATCCTCGGCGGTGGGAACCTTAACATAAAAAGTGGTGGCAACCTGAATGTTGACGCAATGGGTTCTGTGAAGGTCGCGTCTGGCGGCAAAATTGAGTTGGCTTCTGCCGACGATCTAGTTCTTAATTCTGCGACCGGCGTTACTGTGGGCGGTTATGTGACCAATGAAGTAAGTAGTGGCGTGTCAGGGTTCCAAACACAGATCGACGGCAAAATCGAAACATATTTTGGCGAGGCTGACCCATCCGCTAATTGGACAACGCCAGAACAAAAATCGGCGGCAATAGGCGACTTGTGGTTTAATTCGACAAGCGGGCAACAGAAACTAAAGAGGTGGGACGGCACCTCGTGGGAGGATGTCAACGACCAGACGGCGATTGATGCTTATGCCACCGCTTCAACCGCTAAGGACACGGCTGACGGCAAGCGCAGGGTGTTTACCGTTACGCCTCCGACATTACCCACGCCCCCTTACGATATCGGTGACTTGTGGGTTCAGGGCAACAACGGCGACATTATGCGTTGCCAGTCGGCCAAGATTCTTGGCGACACTGCTTCACTTTCGCATTGGGTAAAGGCAAGCAAGTATACGGACGATTCATACGCCAGCAATTTTGTCGATGTCACTTATGCGGCAGACAAGGCGAGTTTCCAATCGCAGATAGACGGCAAGGTGGAGACATGGTACTACTCAGGCGCGCCGACCGCAACCAATGCTCCCGCATCAGCGTGGACAACGACAACGCTCAAGAACAAGCACATTGGCGACCTTTACTACGATACAGCGTCAGGCTTTGTATATCGGTATAAGGTAGTTACAGGCACTTACTCATGGGAGCGAATCAAAGATTCTGACATCACAGCGGCCATGCAGAAAGCGTCAACGGCAAGCGACACGGCAGACAAAAAGCGGCAAGTTTTCGTATCTACACCAACCACGCCCTACAATGTGGGTGACTTGTGGACAGGTGGGCCAACGGGAGACCTTAGAAGGTGTAAAGTTGAAAGGCTGACTGGCAGTTACACCGCATCAGACTGGGAGTTAGCAAGCAAATACACGGACGACACAGCAGCGGCGGCAGCGGCAGCGGCAGCAAGCGCGGCTCAAGGGACAGCGAACACAGCGGCAACCAATGCGACATCCGCCCTCAACCAATTGACCGACATCGCCGCAGATAGCAAACTAACCCCCGTTGAAAAGAAGGCTGTTAAAAAAGAGTGGGATGTTATCGCTGGTGAGAAGTCAAAGATTGACGCCGAAGCGGACGAGTACGGCGTATCTAAAACCGCCTACGGAACGGCCTACAATACGCTCAATACCTACCTCAACGGCGCGTCAGGGCTGCTGCTCAACCTTAACACGACAAGCAACATCACGGCGGCGACCTTCAGGACCAACTTCACCAACTATTACAACGCGCGGCAGGATGTGTTGAACGCCATCACGAGCAAGGCAAAAACGCTGGCAGACAACGCCAAAACAGCGGCAGACAATGCACAAGCTAACCTGACCGATTTCGTCAACAATACATACACGCCTGCTATTTCAGTAAAAAATAGAATATGGTATCAGCCAGGAGTTCCTACGTCAAGCGCAGTAAACGACATTTGGTACGACACAGACGCAAACCCCGTAAAAATATATCGTGCAAACGCCGCAAACGTTTCGGCAATCGTTACAAGTGGCAATGGCTGGTATGACATTACAAGCGTTGCGCTTGACCAAGCGCTAAAAGGGCTTAACTCTCTTGGCAACGGCTCTTACCACTTCTTTCAGTCAAGCACCAGACCGAAGTCCGCTGGCGAGAGTGGCGGGTCACAAATCAATATAGGCGATATTTGGCTCTATACAGGGACAAGCGGAACAAAATATGTAAATGGGGCGACGTACCGCGCCGTGTCAACCAATCCGACAACCGATAGCGGATGGCTTGCGTTCGTGGCTGGTGCAGTTTTAACGCCCCATATTGCGCTCAACGCAAACCACTTAACACTTAGCGGAGAGTCTGATTTAACCATTGCGAACCCGCTTGGTGGCAATGCCATTGTGATGGACAAAGATGGCATAGCAATAGAGTCTGGCTCAGATTTAACGATTAAAGACGGGTATGGCGGTAACGCCATCAACATGGACAGCACCGGCCTGAGTGTTTCGTCCACCGGCAAAGTAAAATTAACCTCAGGCAGCCTGCTTGAGGTGCAAACAGGCGCGGACATAGATGTAAAGTCCGGTGGCGACATCAATGTGGCGTCTGGAGGGAAAATCAACCTAACCACATCCGACGACCTTATGATTGGCGCACAAAACATCAAGGCGTTTGCCGAAACCATCGACCTCTCCGCCAATGAAAGCATCAAACTGGCGGTGAGCAGTGTGCATCCCGGCGGTCGTAACCTGGTTCGGAACAGTGATTTTTCGCTTGGTGTAGGCAATCCTTGGACGCAGGTAGGCACCGGCACACACAGCATTGATGGCACGTACAAGTATGAGGGCAAGGACACGCTGAGGCTGTCCCTTGCAACTGGTCAAACAAGCACATCCCGCCGCTACCAGTACGACGGTTGGGACGCAACAGCACACCCGTCTGGTGTGCTGAGCTTCATGTTCTGGTCAAATTACAACACCCGCACAAGATATGGAACACTCCCCGTTGCAACTATCTACTGTCGCACCGGGGGCGGCGGCACATTGGAAGAGGTCAGAATTCCGATTGCGGATATTCCTAACGTTGATGGGTGGAGCCGGATTGTGAAACAGTTTGATGTTCCAACAGGCACTGAAATCATTGTGTTTGTGCTGTCTGTCGCAAGCACCAATGGCGAGAGCAACAATGCTTGGTTTACCCAGGTGCAGCTTGAACAAGGCAACCAGGTCACGCCTTGGAGGTTGGCAGACGAAGACCCCGCAAGCGGCGTGAAAACCTCCTCGGTTGAGGTCAACAGCAGCGGCATCTACATGGACACGACCGGCGAGGTTGACATCCAGACAGACGATTTTCTTATCAAGAATAAGGCTGGGCAACCCATGTTGAGCGTCGCTGCATCAGAATCTGGCGGAGCACTTGTACTTGGTGCGAGCAATAACCCTATCGAGTTCGGCGGAAACTTTGTTCTTGGGGCACAAAACGGCGGTCTGGGAATGGGGAGGTTGCCGTTCATTTGGGGGACTGTGCCTCCATCAGCATCAGATGGGCAAAATGGCGACATCTACATCTTCCACAGTGGTAATACTTCCGGCAGCGGCTGGAGCGATACTGCCTTAACTCTCGTGACACCATCTGCACAGGCGACACGCTTCGGAGTGACGAGGGTGTGGAACCTACAATATGTATCTACTGGCTATTACCGTATCGGCAATGGCGTGGGTGACTCTACCTTTGACCGAGGGGCGCATTTCTCCTTCACGGCTCCGGCGGCTGTAAAGGGGCTGACTTTTGAATTTTGGACGGCCAAGAAAATGTCCGGGTCAACACTATCTAATGGTGTGACAAACTATAACGTGGTTTTGGCAAACACGAGTTACAGCATCTTAGCAACCGGGACAATATCGGCAACAAACTCGCCAGAAGCCCCTCAAAAGCACACAGTTACGCTGACCGCCCAGAACAACCTCTCATCAGGCGCGACATACTACATCGGTATTTTCTACCCGACCCTGGACGAAGGTAACTCCGCGCTCGTGGGTGGGACAAATGCGAAACTTAAAGGATCAACAAGTGGTGGAGCGACCAGCGGGCTATACGTCAAATCGAACGGAGCGTGGGTGTTGATATGATTAGAGAGAATAGAACTGTAAATGGGAAGCGTGTCGAGACAATCAGGATATTCCTTGATGCGCCCCAAGACTTAATCGACCAGTACAAGCAGGATGGGTTCACGGAGTTCCTTGAGCACTCCCTTGTCCTGTACAAACCCCCGGAAGCGGAAGTGCTGAAGGAGAAACTGGACAGCATAGCGGCGGACTTGCCGGATGAAATCGCTGTTGAGCATCCCGAAATCTATGGCGAATTGCGGAATAGTGGCGAGTTGGTTCCTACTAACAAGCGCATCAACTGGAACGGCGTTGTTATGAAGGCAAAAGTTGACCTGTGGGACAGGCTAGACCAGAACCCTGACAATGCCCCGGAACTTTGGGACGAACTTCTGTTTAGCGATACAAACTATCGCGAAATACCCGAAATCATCACAACTGAATTGGCATTTGGTAAGGATGAGATTGGGTATTGGCCGAAGAACGGCAAGCACTATAAGGCAAAACGAGACGGTGTTGTTCACAATCCAGAGGTTTACCCAGCAGACTGGGACGAAGTAACGGTTTCACTTAAAACTACTCAAAGCCCCGCCCGCAAGGGCGGGCTTTTTTATTGAGGTGAAGAATAGATGAAAGTGTTTTTAAGCCCAAGTAACCAGCCAAATAATCGCTGCATCCTGGGCCACTCGGAGCGAGATCATTGCGAAGAACTGACATTCAAGATGCTTCCATACCTGGATGCTTATGGAATTGAGCACAAGGTTCACAACCGCGGTGACAGCATGACGAAGTGGGTTAATGAGGCAACCCGTTGGGGTGCTCAGTTGTATCTGCCCATCCATACCAACGCCACGGCCAAGGGCACTGCGCGTGGCACTACATTCGGTTTTTACCCAGGACGCCTAGAGAGCATGGAAGTCGGAAAGATTTTCAAGAAGCACTGGATGAAGTTGTACCCCCTGAAGGATAGGATTCGCGTTGGAACTTATACTTTCTACGAGGCAAGAGCACCCAAGTGCCCGTCTGTGTACATAGAACTCTTGTTTCATGACAACTTGGCGGACGCCACATGGTTCCATGAGAACATGGACAAGGTTGCGGAAAACTTGGCTGACGCCATTGCTGATTTCTTCGGCGCTTATAAAGACAAGAGCGTTGAGCAAGAAAAAAGCATCGTTGATGGGCATATCGTAAAATTTCAAATCAAAAACCCTGAAAACGCAGAGTTTTTCAATAAGCCCATCGGTACTGTCATCCAACTGCCCATTGAGGAATATCTGCTTGGTGTCGTTCCTGCTGAAATTGGAAATAGCCATATTGAAGCCTGCAAAGCGCAGGCCATTGCCGCAAGGTCGCTTGTGTACTTTTGGACGCAAAAAGGGCAAGTGATTACCGACACGACTGTGCATCAGGCGTATCGTGGGGCGCTCACAAAAAATCCCGCATTCAAGAACGCCTTTGACGCTGTTAAGCAGACCGCCGGGCAGGTGCTTCTTTATAATGGAACAATTGCGCAGACCTATTACGCCGACTCAAACGGTGGCAAAATGGTCGCGTCTAAAGACCATTGGGTTGCAGACTTGCCCTACCTTGTCACCAAGGACGACCCTTGGACGGTTGCAAGTGGCAAGCCGTTTAAAGGGCACCCCGTTGGCATGAGCCAACAGGGGGCGATTTGGGCTGCCAATAATGGTGCGAACCACGTTGGCATCCTATCGTTCTATTATCCTGGGACTGAAATCCATCCTACGAGTTCTGCAAGGCCCACAGAAGAAAAGCCGATTATCGTCTTGTATAAGGCAGAGGCCGTTACTCGAAACCCTCTGTCCTTGAACATTTGGGCAACTGCATCTAAGAGCAGGTCTCTCAAATTGATTCCAAGAGGCGCAACGGTGAACGTTCTTGAGGAAGTTAGTTCAACATGGGCTTTTGTTGAGTATGAAGGTGTCAGAGGATATGTTGATCGCCAGTATCTAAAGAAATTGGCCGATAAGCAAGATGATACGCAAGGTAATACGCAAGAGCCGAAGCCGAATCCTGTGGGCGTAATTTATAAGGCAGAGGTTGTCACGAGGAACCCGCTTTCTCTCAATATTTGGTCAACAATCACCAAGGGGCAGTCGCTGAAACTCGTCCCGAGGGGTGCATTGGTTGATGTATTGGAAGAAATCAATGCTTCCTGGGCGTTTGTAGAGTACGACAAAACCAGGGGCTATGTTGGCCGTCAATATCTGAAAATGGTTGGCGATAGCCAAGATAGTACGCAAGATAATACGCAAGACAGCCCATCGGAACAAAAGCCCGAAGAAAAACCTTCTGATGTGCTATATCGTTCCGTTGTACGCACAAGGTTCCCGCTGTCGCTGAACCTGTGGCGTTATGCGAACAAGGTGTCAAGCATTCGCAAGATTCCTAACGGGGCCACGGTTGATGTGCTGAAGGAAGTTACTCATATCTGGGCTAAGGTGAGATATAACGGCGAAGTTGGCTATGTTGACAGGCAATATTTGGAAAAAGAAGGAAAGCCACAACAGGGTGTTCTGTATAAGGCAACTGTTAAGACCTTGTATCCGTTGTCCTTGAACATTTGGCGTGACCCTCGCAAGGGCGTTAGCTTGACAAAGGTTCCGCGAGGCGCAGAGGTGTCTGTGCTTCAGGAAGTAGACGCGACTTGGGCTAAGGTCGCCTATGGAAAATTTGTTGGTTATTCCGATAGAAAATATTTGATTAAGAAGGGGTAATAGAAATGACTGAATTCATGACGTGGGAGTTCATTGGCACCTTTGTTGGCTTCGCCGCTGCCGTGGCGCTGATGACCGAGTTCTCCAAAGTGTTCAAGTTCCTTGAGCGCGTGCCCACCCAATTGGTTAGTTTTGCAATCGCCATCGTGATCATGGTGGTTTACAAGTTGGCGACCAACGACTTCAAAGGCGTTGACATTGTTCTGTACATCCTCAACTCTGCTGGCGCCTCTCTCACCGCTAACGGTGCCTACGATGCTGTTGAACGCATCATCGGGGCGGTTCGTGGTGAGGGCGATGATGAAATCGCAGTTTGATAAGCATTTTTAGGTTTAAGGGGGATAAATATAAATGGTTTTAGACAAAATTAAGTTCAAAAACCTCATCACTTTGGAAGAAAAACTGAGGTGCGTCACCCTCGCCGTTGAGGGGATGTTTGTAGACGATGAATACTTGCCCGAAATCTACGAGGAACAGTTCTGGCTGAACATCGTCAGATCTTACGCCACAGAGGACATTGGCGAAATTGAAATCACGGTGGACAACCTGATGGAAGAGTTGTATGCGGGCGACCTGATGGGCGACCTGCTTGCCTCAATTAGCAAACAGCAACTCGGTGCGATCCGCACGGCTGTCAATAAGCGCATTGAAATGCGTCTGGCACAGAAGCCCATTGATGTGTTCTTTGAGAAGGCCACAGCATTGCTCACCAAGATTGAAGGCGCAGTAGATGGCGTTGACTTGAAGGCTGCCATCGAATCGTTTGGCAACTTGGATGTAAGTAAGGAAGTTGGAAAGGCTCTGGCCGAAAACCGTGGCAAGGATGTGAAAGTAGATTGATTTTTGAAAGAATGAGCGTGATGCTGTATGCGGAGGGATTTTCCCCTATGGAGGCATAGCAAATTTCTTAAAACCTGGGCTGTCATTACTGTGGTGGTGGCAGCCCTTTCTTTTCTAATAGTTGTATGTGCAACTGAGTCTGGGGCAAAGCCGTCTGCAACTCCCCCGCCCCCGAACTTTTTTGACCAGTTCAAATCAAACACGTTGAGCCTTGCAGCCATTCTTGGTGCGCTGACAGGTATTTTTGTTTTTGTTGGCAAAGTGTTCAAGCCGTTCAAGCATTGGTTTGTTTCTTGGGTGAGGCGATCTCTTGAGATTGTCGATGTAACAAAAGCGATTGATGAGAGGTTTAAGGCCGTTGAAAGTGGGCTTGCAATTAATTCGCAAACATCGCAAAAGCAATACACCATCATGTCTGGCCAGAATCAAACACTTGAAGACGGGATGGCTGCTATCTTAGCGTCTTTGGAAGAAATAAATCGAAAACTCGCGGAATCAGAAAACACGGACAGGGCGCTGATTCGTGATTCTATTACGAAAACATTCTACAAGTATTGCAAGCGTCAAGCAATTCCTATTCATGAAAAAGATAATATGAACAAGATGTTTGACACTTATAAGAAACTGAGTGGAAACAGTTACATCGCCAGCATTATGCGGGTGGTGGAAGGTTGGGAGGTGTTGTCTGGTGAGGATGCCCCTTCCTGTAAAACCAAGTAACTATTTAGACTTGATTAGCAGTGCATATGATATGCAACAACCACAATATCGAATCTATGAAGTCTCCGTGCGTAAAAACATTGAGGCCTGGTACAAGAGTAGAAATCGGTGCATTAGGGATGGCGCAGAGCAGTTGAGGAAACTGCGCCGCCTTAACGGAACAGCCGTAAATCCCCTTGCTTTAGATATGGGGATATAAGGCTGCAAGAATTTCTGGAAGGAGGTCAGCCGTGCTATTCAACAAGGCATACAAGTTTAGGATACACCCAAACGAAGAACAGAGGGTAATGCTCTCTAAAACATTTGGTTGTGTTAGGGCGATATATAATATGATGCTGTCGGATAAAATCAAGCACTATAACGAGTTCGGTACAACGCTGAACAATACGCCTGCCCAGTACAAGAGCGAGTTTGAGTGGCTGAAAGAAGTTGACTCCCTTGCCTTATGCAACGCTCAGATAAATTTACAGCGGGCATATCAGAACTTTTTTAGAGATAAGTCTATCGGCTTTCCGAAATTCAAAAGCAAGAAATCTGGGCGCAACTCGTACACCACAAACAATCAGGGGAACAACATACGAATCGCAGACGGAAAAATAAAGTTACCCAAGATTGGGTGGGTTAAAGTTGTGCAGCACAGGCAAATACCTGATGGACACAAAATAAAGTCATGCACGATTTCGCTAAGCCCATCTGGGAAATATCACGTTTCAATTCTTACAGAGTACGAATGGGAGCAACCAACACCGATTCTTGACAAGTCAAAAGCGCTTGGACTGGATTACTCAAGCCCACACTTCTATGTCGATAGCCAAGGCAACGAAGCAGGGTATCCGAGATTTTACAGACAAGGCGAAGAACGGCTTGCGAGAGAACAGCGCAAACTATCAAGGATGAAGCCCGGCAGTTCCAACTATAACAAGCAAAAAGTCAAGGTCGCCAGAATACACGAATACATCTCAAGCCGCAGGAAGGACTGGATGCACAAGAAATCAAAGTCGCTTGCGGACGAATGGGACTATGTTTGTGTAGAGGACATCAATTTGCGTGGGATGGCTGGGGCGCTCAAACTTGGGAAGTCTACGAATGATAACGGGTTTGGAATGTTCAGGGAGTTCTTGGCGTACAAACTTGCAGATCGTGGCAAGGTGTTTTCTAAAATAGGCAAGTGGTTCCCATCAAGCAAGACATGTAACGAATGTGGACATGTCAACAAGGAGCTAACGCTTTCGGACAGAGAGTGGACTTGCGAGTGCGGAGCACACCATAGCAGAGACATAAACGCTGCAATCAACATAAGAGACGTAGGGTTGCAATTAGCAACCGCACAATAAGCAGACAAGGAACCGTGGGATGCACGGGGATAGCCTGCTTATGCTTAGCCCGTTAGGGGCTATCGAACAGGAAGCCCCTGCCTTCAGGCATGGGGTACATCACTTTGCCGTACACATATTAGTTGGGGGTGTATTTTATGGTTTTCAAATCAATGCCCCAATTGGAAAAATACCTCGAAGTTCAAATAGAGCACGCCCTGCTGAACAAAGTGACGCAGGACGTTGCCAAGATAGCGGAGGTTCTTGGTCGAGCATTTGTCTACGGTGCGCATACACCAACGGAGTACGGACGAAGGTATGGTACAGGACGTAGTTTGATTGACCCCGTGAACTTTGAGGGGAAAATGGAGAACGGCACTCTTGTCATTAAAAATATTGCGCAGGCCAACCTTTCATATGGGGGCAGGTTTGACAAGACGGTTAAGAACTTGGCAGAACTTGTTGAGTTCGGACATGGATATAAAGGAATGAAATACTCTTATTCGTCCAGGCAGGGGAGTCCGTATAAAGAGCCACGCCCGTTTATTGGGCCGACAAGGGACGAACTTGCAAAGGGTGGCACACTAAAAGCAATTATGAAGAAGAGGCTGAAGGAACAAGGGCTGACCGTTATATGATTGTCAGCCATATTCGTGTGAGGTGGGATAATGGCTGATGATCTGAAGATTTTAATAAAGGCAGAGTTAGATACTGCCGACATGCAATCGCAACTCAAGGATATTGCGAAAGAGATTATCGTAAAGGCTAGGGTTGAACTTGACGGTGTAGACCTCAAGAGGCAAATCCAAAGCGCAACGAGCGAGGCTACGAGGGGCGGGACTGCTCATCGTGTTAAGTATGGTGTTGACAGAGAGCATTTTGTAAAGCAGTTTCGCGCCATAACGCAGGAAGCAAAACAACAGGTTGAGCAAACTATTGGCAGTTCTGGCGGGATTAAAATGCCTGTCAGCATTGAAGAAGGCGCAATCGGAAAACTCAAAGAGAGGCTTAATGCGCTCGGTCTTGGCAAGGACGCGATTAAACAGGCGACCGACAGTTTGGCTCAACAGAATATCCAAGTTAGTAAAATCTCCGAGTCTTTCAAACAAGTTGAGGGGGCGGCAGAGCGTGTTGCGAGGATAACCATATCCGGCACAGACGCCATGGGTCGCCAGGTGAATGTTGTCCAACAGTTTGATTTGGGTAGGCGCAAATACATGCAGACCGAAACCCAAATTACTGCGAAACTAAATGAGCAGGGGCAGATTGTCAGCAAGATGGCTACTGACCTGCGGGCAAAGGATATTGGCACGATTAAGGCGATGAAGGGGAATGACATTTCTACCTTTGTTGCAAACATGGAAAAGGCCAATCTCTACACTGACGAAATGAGGGCTGGCGTAGACTCATTACGTGCTACGCTTTCAAGTGCTTTCAATACGGAAGGAATGACAGAGTTCCTGAACCAATTTGACATCTTAAAGTCAAGGTTCAAGACAATCAAGGCTGAGTCGCGCGAGGCGATGAAGTCCCCCATTCCGACCATTGATGATAGGGTTGGCAATCTTAATGCCATGCTCGGATTTCAAGGTATGGATGGGCAAACCTCTGGTGTTACGAATCTGCGGAATAATATTAACTCTCTTATTGCGGAGTATGGCAGGTTAAAGGCCAGCATGGAGGGACTTGACCCTGCAAGTGCCGAGTTCCAACAACTCGCAACAGAGGTTGCTGGGCTTGACGCAAGATTTAAGTCTGCGACTCAGGCGTCTAAAATTTTTAATGACACCATTGGCTCAAAGACCAAACTCGCAGGTGTCGAACACCAAATCAGGAAGGCAAAGTCCAGCCTTGATGAGTTAGAAGTCAAGTGGAGTAAGTTCAAGAGCAACCCGCAATTGGTCGCAGAGTTTAATCAGTTAAAACTTGCTGCCCAACAGTTAGACGCAACTAATTTGCAGAACTTCAACAAGCAGTTGGCTGCGTTCAAGTCTAATGTCAGGGCCGCAGGTGCGGACGCTCGCAACCTGGGCGCTGAATTAAAGAATGCTCTTGGGAAGTTCGGGCTGTGGATTTCTGCGTCGACCATCCTGATGCAAGCCTATCGTGGCGTTCGGAACATGATTAACTCTGTTAAAGAGTTGGACACCGCACTTGTTGAGTTCAATAAGATTGCCGACTTGAGCAATGCCGAACTTGCGAAGTTCACAGAACGGGCATTTGATGTTGGTCGTGAACTCGCCAGAACTGGAAAAGAGATTCTGAACGCTTCTGCTATTTGGATTCAGGCGGGCTATGGAGTTGAAGATTCTCTGAATCTCGCGAAGTTCTCAAACATGATGATCAACGTTGGTGACGGGATTGAATCTGCTTCACAAGCATCATCTAACCTCGTTGCTGCGCTGAAAGGTTTCAAACTTGAGGCCAATGACGCAGAAATGGTTCTTGACGCTCTTAACAACACCGCCAACAACAACGCTATTGGCTTTGCTGCGCTAGCGGAAGGCGTACAGCGCACGTCTGGCACCATGCGCCAGGCCGGGAACACGATGGCGCAAACGATGGGTCTGCTTACTGGTGGTTACGAGCCTCTGCGGAACATCGAAAAGGTATCCAGCGGGCTAGTTGTTTTGACTCAGCGCTTGAGGGGTGTTGGAGATGACGGGGAGGCCATTGATGGTCTTGCTCCCAAACTCGAAGCGGCTTTCAAGGAAATCGCTGGCATTGACATCCAAGACTATAATGGCGAACTTCGATCCACCTACGACATTCTTCAAGACCTGTCTGCCGTATGGCCTCAACTGACCTCTAAGCAAAAGCAATACCTAGGGGAGCTTAGCGCAGGTAAGCGGCAGATCACTGTGTTCAACGCCATTGTTGACGGCTTTGATTCTGTGCGTAAGGCGACAGATGACGCGGCAAACAGCGCGGGTTCTGCCAGAACCGAGAACGAAAAATTCCTTGATTCTATCCAAGGGAAACTAAACAATCTATCCTCTGCCTTCCAGCAATTTTCACAGAACACAGTTAACTCTGGTTTAATCAAATTCCTTGTAGACATGACATCCGCTTTTGTAACGCTGATTGATAAATTCGGTGCGTTCAACACGATTTTCACAGGGATGTCCATTTTCTCAATCTTTTCGGGCGGAAGCAAGGTTGGGAAGATTTTCAAGGGCTTGTTTGCAGGACTTTCCAGCATTGGAGACAAGATACTTTTTATAGGGAAGTCTGCCGTTGCGTCAAAAGGAAGTCTGTCGCAATTCTCTAAAGAAATGAGAGGCGCCGGGCTTGCGGCCTCCTCTGCTCAACTTGCTTTCACCGGCGTTATTGTAGCGATTGGCGCTATCAGGATGATCTATGGGCATTTCAAGAGGGAAGCAGAAGAAAATGCCCGCAAAGCAAAAGAACTTTCAGATAACTGGAAGCAAGCAAACGACACTTTTGCTACCACAAAAGAAACGATTAGCGATATCGGCGCTGAGTTCGAGAGGTTGGGTAGGGGCGTTGACAGTTTTGGAAACAACGTTTCTCTGACATCCGATGAGTTCGGAAGATATCACCAACTTACTAACCAAATTGCAAGCATGTTCCCTGAATTGGTGTCTGGGTATGACAAGCAAGGCAACGCCATACTGCGGGTCAAGTCAAGCGTAGAGGAACTTAACAAGGCTTATGAAGCGCAAAAAGCATTGCACCATGACGAAGTAATCCGCAACGCTGCTGCTGTTTTCAAAGACTCTGCTACCAAGTTCTCTGAAGGCTCTATCTTTTCTGGCCCAACCCTGAACACTCGTGCCACAGCAATCCAATATTTGCAGGGGGCATTAAAGTCCGGCCTGAACAGCCTAACACTCCATAGCGGAATCTATGAGGTTTTTGGTGACATCCTCAGCGAATCTGGTATTAAAGATTTGCCACAGATGCCGCCTCTGACCGAGGTTTTGGCTGGAATCGGATTCTATGATTTCGGTGAACTCCCCCCTGAAAGTATCGCTTCCCTCAAGAGGTTTGCAGACTCTTATCAAAGGGTGTTAGCGTCTGAAATTGAGAGCGCCGCAAGTGGGCGCAGGATAATGATTCCATCCTTCCTACACGGGGATGAGGCATACAAGTCTGCTGACGCACAAACAAAAGCATTAGTAGACCATGTTATAGCAACTCTGGATAGCGAACTGTTGCTCCGGTTTAGTTCAATTACAAGCATGATGGATTATATAAACAACTTCGTGCTTGACCCCTTGACATCGGACAACAGGTTGAAATCGGTTATCCAAAGCACCTCTGACGCCGAAACTGCTTTTAGGGATGGTAGCATCTCTATTGGAGAATACTCAAAGGCTTACGCTAACCTACGCGCCGAGATTTCTGATGCTGGAGTGGTTGGCGATGTCGCAGACGCTTTAAGAAAAACGTTCAGCGATCCAAGTTCTTACAAGGGAACTCTTAATAGGATTAAAGGGTTCTTGCTTGATGAATTTGACGATATGGCAGAAACGATGTCGCTTGGCGACTTGCGACTTGCTGAGTCTCTTGAAATCCCCGAAGGCGTTCAAATCTCTTGGGAAGATTTGCAGTCTCGGATGCAAAGCGTCCGCAACATTCTCACATCGTTCACGCTCACAGAGAATGTGGCAGCCCTGAAGGAAGCGGCAGAAACTGCTAACAAGGCGTTTGCTGATAGCGAGTATCACGCATCCATCACAAAGGCCGAGTACGACAATCTAATTGCCCTCGGAATCGACTACGCCGCTACGGTTGATAATACAAATGGCTATCTAACCGTCAACAAGCAAAAACTTGATGCCCTCATTGCATCTAAGCAAAACGAAATGCGGGCGCAGATTGGCGTTAATAAAGCGCAGAAACTTGCCGAGTATGAAAGCAACGCCATCCAAATTGCTTTGATGGAGGGTGCTCTCGGTCAACTTGCGAAATCTACTGGGGACGCATCTGATGGCTACGAAGAACTTCGCAAGAGGATGTCGGACCAGATTGATGGGTTCAAGTTATCGCAAGATAAAATCCGTGACGAAATCAAAGCCTACGACATTCTTGCAAGCGAACTAAACTATGCTACGTCTGCGTACAAACGGTGGCTTGATGCTAAAAATGCGCCTGAAGCCGGGGACGGCTACGATGAGTTGTCTGTCGCACGCAAAGCCATCGAGGAAGGTTTAGAGAGCGGCAAGGTCGGCACAAACAAATTCAAAGCCGCAGAAGCCCTGCTAATCCCGGAAGAGGTCAGTGCGAAGGGCAAGGCTGCCATTGACGCCTACATGAAGTCAATGGGCAAATACCTCACCGAAGATGGTGAAGGGCTTGGCCTGTTTGTTGACGACTTGTTTGGCAAGGGCTTTTTAGAAAAGGACGAGACTGGCAAGTATCTGTCCACTCAGAAAGCGAACATCCAAGATATTGCTAAGGAGCTCAATATCACAGAGGACGCTGCAAGGTTGATGTTCGTTGCCTTGCGCGACTACGGATGGGACATCAATATCGCTGAAAGAGCCTTTGACTCGTCAGAGGCTATTGCCAGGATTGATGCTCTGAAAGCAAGCCTACAAGAAGCAAATGATAAACTCGAAGAACTGAAGCGCACTGGGGCATCAGGGGCCGATATCAAAGTCGCAGAGGACGCCCGTGACGATATTCAGAAGCAATTGGACGAGGCCGAGGCTGACCCTGTGCAGGTCAACGCAGAATTAACGCTTGTTGAGCAACTGGAAGAACAGCGGAAAGCGATAGAGGATTACCTACTCACTGCCGAGAAGATTGGCGTTCCTGCCAAACTGACGATGGACGCCAAAGAGCAACTTGATTTGCTCCAAGGCATGATTGATGACCTGAAGGAAACCCAGACGCTAATTGCTGACGCGAAGGTGTCCGGGGACACAACCAAACTCGAAGAGGCCCTTGCAGGGCTGACCCCTCCTGACGAAAACGACCCGAACTACAGCATAAAAGTCCTGTTTTATGACGCCCAGAAAGATTCCTATACAAAGGCAATTGCTGACATTAAGGGTCTTACTGACGAGAAGAAGCCCCCGAAAACCACCCTTCATGTTGATTCTTCTGGTGTTGACACCGTAGAGAGCGAACTTACAAACCTTGCAAGAGACAGGACTGCAACAATCACAGTTGATGATACAAAACTGTCTGATGCAGAGAAGCGACTTGAAGCACTCCAAAACAAGATTGATGAACACGACCCCGAGGATGAAACGCCCCCTCTTTCTGTCCTGCATGGCGGGACTGGCTACCAGTCTTCACCAGAAGAGATTCTTGATTTCTGGGATGGCGCAAATCAGGCGATTAAAGACGGTGCTGAGTCCGCCAGTAAAGAGTTAGAGGATGCAGAGGTTAGTATCTTCGACTTTGGCGACCCGTCCACATACACGGACGAAATCAATGACATCGCAAAGGCAACAACGGAAGCCTGGCAGGGCACCGGAAACGCCATAGAGGAATCACTGGAAGATGCAGAAGTTTCTCTTGAGCACCTAGGCGATTCTACAAGTGCGGTTATCGAGGAAACTACTGAAGCGGGGAAGATTAGCGCAGAAGAAATTCGTGGGGCGTTCAGAAAGATAACCGAGGACAGCCTCGAAAAAGAAAGGGCTAACCACGAAACTGGCGAGGCATGGACTGCCCATCTTGAATCCCTTGTTGAGAAACTTAACAGGCGCAAAGAAATCCTGGGCGAACTTAGCCCTGGCGACCTCGGCGCGCTTGACGCTTATCAGGCCGCTTTGGACAAGGCTAATGAAGCAAAAGAAAAGCCGCTTGTAGTTGACACAAAGGACGCTATGAAGGCCGTTGACGACTTTATCCGTACCGTTGACGGTAGGGTTGTCAGAATCAAGGTCGTCACGGACAACGAGGGTGGGCCAGCATACGCTAAGGGCACCAAGAAGGCCAAAAGAGGTATCGCCCTCACAGGCGAGGATGGCGTTGAAACTGTGTTTTCAGAAGATGGTTTTTACACCGTAGGTCACGGTGGGCCAGAACTCGTCAACCTCAAGGGCGGCGAAGAAATTCTGCCTGCTGACGAAACCAAAAAATTATTTAGGCGGTCTCAGAAGGGCTTATCCGGGCAGGCGTTTGCGTTAGGCGCATCCGGAAGCAGTTTCCTCGGTCGGTTTGTGGGCAGAGTCAGCGATTTTGTGGGCGGCGCAATTGATTTTGTAGCAAAGGCGCCGAAGGCGATTACAGAAGGTGTTAGCAAACTTGTCAAGGGCTCTCAGGATGTAACCGCCACTGGTGGCGACAAACCTGGCTCCAGCGTCAAGAAAAAGAGCAGTGGGGGCAGCGGTGGGAGCAAGAAAGAGGGCAAGGACGATCTCGTTGATTGGATTCCGACCCTGCTTGACCGGCTGCGCAAACACACGCAAAACGTTATTGAACAGTCAGAGGCGTTGGTAGAGTATTCCGACCAGAACGAAAAACTGACCGAGGCCATAGAATCCAACACCAAGAGCATTGACGCTAACAACGAGGCGTATGACAGGTACATGGCCCAGGCCGGAACCGTGGCTCGAACAGGTGGCCTGTCTGCCGACATCGTTTCTAAAATCCAGGGTGGCATCATCGACATCGAAATGTACGATGAGGAAACCCGCAAACTGATTAGCGACTACGAGAAATGGTACAAACTCGCCCAGGACACAAGGGACACGGTTAAAGACCTTCGCAAAGAACAGGATACGCTTGCAAAACAGAAATTGACTAACGTACAGGAATACTACGACAATAGGATTGGGCTGTATGGAAGCAACGTTGAATTGGCGCAGAGCATCATTTCTTTGGCGAAGGCTACTGGGCGTGAAATCAAGGCCAGTGACTACGGCGGAATTTTCGCAGACCTTCAGAAGCAGTTGAGCGTTTTGCGTGAAGAGCGCAGGGTATACGAGGAAACCTTTGCCGGGCTTGTACAGTCAGGCATAGTCAAGAAGGGCAGTAAAGAATGGTTTGAATACACCTCCAATGTCAACAAGATGGATAAGGCCATTATTGAAGCGTCCATCTCGCTTGATGAGTTCAACGACATTGTGGCAAACATGCCTGTCAAGAACTTGGACATTGCGATGAAGTACCTGAACACCGTTCAGAACACGCTCGAATCTGTGCAAGGCTTACGAGAAGCGCAGGGTGAACCCCTTGACGCGAAGGACTACGAGCGACTTATCTCTGTTGGTATGGAGCAGGTGCAGACCCTTGAGGCCCAAAACAAGGCATTGCTTGATCAGCAGGCCGGACTTGATGTGCTGTCTGACGAATACCAAGAAATCCAAGACAAGATAGACGACAACTTGTCCTCTATTTGGAACATCAAAACCACCCAAGAGGGCTGGAATGACGCCATTATCGACCTCGAAATTTCAAAACTACAAGAGGTCAATGAGCAGTACGAGAAACAACTGCAGACCATGGACGCCATCGAAGCACTTGAAAAGGCTCGGCAGCGGAAGAACCTTATCTATCGTGAGGGTCAGGGCTTCGTATATGAGGCAGACCAGGGCGAGATAAGGCGTGCCCAGCGAGACTATGATGATGTGATGTTTGATGGGCTTGTGGACGCCATGGAACGCCGCAAGAAAGACGATAATGTTTATGACTCTGCCGGGAACCTGATTGGGAAACAGTTCACGTCTCTGGATGGGGTTGACTTCAAGCAGTACCTTTCCACAGTTTTTGCGGGGAGAGAGAACAGCGCATTGTTAGGTGGCGCAATCGGCCAGATTAACTTTGACGCAATCAGACACGCCGGAGCAAAGACCAATAGCGTTGAGTTCACAGGCGACATTGTGCTAAATGGCGTGAATGACGTAAGAGGATTGGCGGACGCCCTGAAGGTGGAGTTGCCGTCCTACATTTCTCAACTATGGTTCTCAAACAATTAAAAATAAGGGGCATCAGTTTAACCGCTGGTGCCCCTTTTGTGAGGTGATTCAATGGCGTATTTTACTGCGTCTATTTCTAACGAGCCGATGATAGGGGCGGTTAAGGTCGTGGCGACCAGAGACCCTTCGTCACCAACAGACGCCACTTCTGTGCGTGTTTATAGGCGAGACATGTCTACCACGTCCACCATTCTGATACATACCATTCCTATTACGTCAACCAGCAATCTAACGTTTTCGTTCCTTGACAAGAATGTGCTGTCTGGAAGGCGGTATAGGTACACTCTAACCCCATACGCAGGTGGCACCGCAAAGCCAGCCGTTGTGTTGAATGTTGATTGTGCGTTTGACGGTATATTTGTTTCTGATAGTACCGGTGAGTTCATGGCCGCACTCAATTCGTCTTACAGGGTTAAACAGAACACGCCTGTTGGTTATGTGCAAACACTATCAAGCAAATACCCCCACGTTATCAGGAACAGTTTAGCAAACTACGCAAGCGGTAGCGTTGAGGGCATCTTTATGCCGTTCACAGCTGATTGTCAACCGGATATTGGCAACGCTGGGAAATACAAGCGTGATGCGTTTGAGATGCTATCGAATGGCGAGATGAAAGTTTTGAGGACGCATGATGGATATGGGTGGCTTGTGAGTGTCGATAGTGATGCGTCAAGAGGGTCAGACCAATTCGCCCATGCTGACACCATCGCATTTAATTGGACAGAGGTGGGCGAGTTCCCGACAACCGGGGTGGTGATGCTATGACCCCCACCCAGTTAGACAAAGACCTCATCCTACAGCCAGTACACGACATTGGAATGTCGCTTGCCTTACTTGACAGTGACTTCACCGTTCTGGACGAGATTCAGGGGCGTGTGAAGTCCATGACAGCCACCATTTCTGCCACATCTGACATCAGGCGAACCGCAAGTGTTGTAATTGGCGTTTTGGGGGGGTCGTTCAGTTCCGAAAATTTTGAAGTGACTTGGCTTGATAGGCTCGTAAAGGTTTCTATTGGCCTACTCAACGGGGCAAACTATCAGTGGTATCTGTTTGGGCATTTGCTATTGGATAGCAACGCATACTCCTATGATGCGACAACTAACGAGTTGACGCTTTCTTTGATGGATATGATGTCTGCCGCTACGGATTCTCGTGGATCGCAGATTGGCGCTTCTGTCGTAATCCCATACGGGTCGAATGTCAGAAACTCGCTCATTGCTACCGTGGCAAGGTTCTCTCCGTTTAAGCGGTACGATGTGGCAACGTTTTCAGATGTGATTCCGTATGACCAGGAGTTTTCTCCGGGCACATACGCCCACTCAATTCTAAAACAGGTCGTTGGACTATTCCCCTATTATGAGATGTTTTATAGTCCTGAAGGTTATTTTACAGTCAAGCAAATACCGACCGGAATCAACGACCCGTTATTCCTTGACAAGACATTCATGGACAAAATTCTTATCCGTGAGAGCAGAGCCGGGAAGTTGAGTAATATCAAGAACTCAACAGAGATTTGGGGGGCTGAACTGGATGCAACTTATGCTGCCACAAGCGTTTCTACGATTCTTGGAGAAGAATCATTCAGCGAACCATCTGTAAACGAGGACTTTGAACTTGTTATCGCCGGCGACGATGCAACCGGGTTCTTATTGGTTGATGGCGAACTAATATATAATGGTGTAGTAAATTATTCAATTATAGATTCAGATTTATATGTTGATGAAGTATCTGCTTATTTCGGAAGCACCTACGTTCTTACGCACTCTCCTGCGATTACAACCCTTGAGGTAGGCGCAGATTATTTGTTTGTGCCAGACTCGTATTCTTCTAATGAGCAAAAAATAAAGGTGGACGCTTTAGAACCTGTCAACCTATACAACTCTGATGGTGGCGCACTTCCTGCTGGTTCGATGGTTCGCCAGCAGATATCGGCGGAGTCCCTACAAAGCGATTCTTGTTACAAGGCGAATGGCAAGTCCACGTTATTACTAAAGAAGTGAACGTAATGCCTGGTTCTGCCTATATCGCACAGGACAAAATCAATAACAATTGCGATGACATCCGATACATCGTTAACCCAGACTCCCCCTACGCTTGCGACAGGAATGGCATGGACTATGACGATGGCGAGATTAAGCAGGTGTTCAGTGGTGGCGATTATAGCCTAATCTATACGACTAAACTCGCTTATGAGCGTGCGGCTTATGAAACCTGGCTAAAAACACGTCTGCAAACTGATGCGGAAATTGAGTGCTTGCTTGTGCCATGGATGGATGTAAATGTTAAAATTGAATACACCTCGCCTGTGACGGGAATTGCAAGGCAGTATATTGTGAAAGAGGTCACGATGAATCCTGCTGATTTCAAGATGACGCTGAAGTTGTCAAGGTTTTATCCTGCATACCCGTGGCTATGAAATTTTCAGAAATTACTCAAAATTCTGTGATTGCGAAGAATTTCGCACTTAAATTAAAGTTGAATATTATTAGATAGGGGTGCTCGTGGAGTATCCCTATTTTTTAGCACACATCACATGAAATCTATTGCGTCCACAGCAGACTGTTTGTGCTTCTCAAGAATATGCACATATGTGTCATAGGTAATTCTTACACTGCTGTGGCCGAGAATCTTGCTAACAACCTTTATGTCAACGCCAGCCTCAATCAGTTTTGACGCAAATGTGTGACGCAAGGCGTGCGTCCCAAACCTGTTAATACCAGCCCTTTCGCAAATCCTGTCAAGTGTTTTTTGGAATGGTGCAGGATGAACGGGCTTACCTTGTTTTGTTGATACTACAAATTCGCAATTTTTAACTTTACCTAACTCGTTCAAGGAGTTAATGGCCGCCTTGTTTAGCGGAATCGCACGAGTTCCGCTTCGTGATTTCGCAGATGACTGAATTTTTAGTGTTGTTTTGCTTTCCCCCGCTTCTTTTTCAGCCCTTGTTTTAACAATGATTGCATTCCCTTTGATGGATATTGTTTTTCTTTCTAAATCCACATCGTCCCATTTAAGCGCTATCGCTTCCCCAAGTCTGATGCCAGTATTTAGCGCAAGGATGTAGGCGTGCCCGTATCTATAAATTGGCGTGCCGTTTTTGTGCGTTGCGGAAATTGCCCCCGCCATCTTCTTGATATCTTCATCTGAAATGATTTCTATTTCTG